GTGAGCTACTGCACTAATAGCAAAAACAGTCCAGCTACCAATCAACATAGCAAATGTGATACACCACATCCACGCTAAAACTTGCATAACCATATGCCTAACATTTGTATCTGGAATATGTTTCAGTGGATTACGTTCAGCATCCATAATACCATTCCAACTATCATATATAAATTCTCTCATATCAATCACCTTTTCAAAAGTTACGTTTAACGGATAATGAGCATCAACTATATCTTTAAACTCTATAGCATCATAGAGATCAATGAATGATCTAGTGACTTTGTTATCTCTAAAATATCCAGTTACCTTATACATTTATTCTACCTGCGGTATTCCTAGCCATGCACTAAATCCAAACACTTCCATAAGCATAAAAGTAAACATCATTAAAACAATACTCCACATAATTAGTTTGCCATTAAAATTTGAAGCAGCTAATTTAATTGCAATAATCTCATTGCCAAAAAATCTTAATAATAGTTCAAATTCATTATGGTCTTCTCTTACTACAATACCATTCTTTTTTTCTTCAGCCAATTTATTCTCCTATGCCGCTTTGGGCATTGCTGGATTTAAGTCCATATGTTTGCCCCACTCAGCATAGTAATGTCTCATACCGACTTCGTCATGGATAGTTCCATTTTCATGTCGACCATGAAGAATGTTTCTTGGCTCAGTACCTTCTCTCATAGTTGTACCTTGCCCAGCAACACCAATTAAATCTTCATGTAAGTTTCTGCCAAATGGACCCCAGATACTATTGTGGTGTTTAATGCGAGTTAATCTCTCTTCTTCAGTATCTTTTTTTAGTCCATAGCCACGAAACTCTATAAGCACTTTGTTTGGTCCAAGAGGTGTAACACTATCAGAACGATAAGCACTTCCTCTTAGATTAAAATTAAAGCCTGGGAATAGATCTACCATGTACCATTGGTTTGGCGGTAGATTAGGAAAACTAAGTTCTCCTCTATCATCAAAGCCTTCATATTCTGTATAATTGACAGTAAAACTACTTACGTTTACATGTCCATTATCAAAAGGGATGTTTTTCCTAGCAAAATATTCATCATTGAAACCTGATACACGATTAAAATAGTGCATAAAGTCATGATAGAATTCGCTATTAGTATCATGCCACAATTTATAGTTAGTGTCTATAACTGCTTTATGATAATGAAAGACCTCCATTTCTTCTGTGTCAATAGCATCTGCAATACAGTCAAATGCTCCTGCTGTCCATTCTTCAACACTTTGTGTAGGATTAGGATCTAGTGTTACCCATACCATTCCGCCATGTTTTACTTCGCAATGCAATTGTGGTTCAACAGTTACTATAGGCGCAGCCAGTGTACCACTAGGTGCCCAACTGCCATAATTGCGATATGCTCGAACACCGTTACCTGTGTTGTATGCAATAACATTAACACCTGCTATTTGCGTTGTTCGATAGTCTAATTCTTTATACATCTCAGAGATGTGACACATAGGAACCCAAACTTTTGAAAAAATTCTTTCTTGTTCTTGGGCAAAAATTTCAGCGTTGTTATAACACTCACTTGATATGTATTCTACGTTTGGTGTAGCTAACCAATTTTTATGATTTCTAGGCGGCATTCAAGTCTCCTGTAAAAAATTAGTTGGAGGTTTCTGTTGCTAGGTACCTCCGGACCCCGTTAAATTATGCCGCTAAGGCGTAATCCACAGGTGCAAAATTATCGTTTGCGTTTAGTCTTTTTCTTGCGTTAACCCAGCTTGCGCGGGATAGCTCCACTTTCCTAATGACTACCAGTCGATCCTAGTTCGCCCCCATCATAACTACACCGGTCTTTAATGATGCTACCCAGCATCCTTTACTTAGCCGGCCACAACTCCGGTGTAGTTATGGTGGAGGCGGCGGGTACTGCCCCCGCGTCCTGTCTAGCGTTTGAATTGCTTCATCACTACTTTCTTATTTATACGTACTGAGTACCCCAGTACTCGTTCCACATTTCTTGTAGAACTCCCTTAACCCATGAAGAACCATACTGTTCGTATATCTTATTGAACTGTGGTTTTTCCAAAAGCTTCATGGTGAATTGGGAATATGACTCTGACTCGCAGATCATATCTTCAAAGTTATCAATACCGTAAAGTTCATCTTCGATATCCATAACTAATCCTTTAACTTGTCCCATTTTATTTCCTTCCTTTTTTCATTTTATACATATATTATAACACAGTTTTAGTTAATTGTAAAGGTTTATTTTGAAAATAATTATAATAAACCTAGCAAACTAAATGCAATTATACCAAAGATTAGACCAGTAAGACCAAAGGCTATCATAGAAAGTTCTCCTATAGCACCTTCATCCTTAACAAGGAACCCACCAATAAAGGTTCCAGTGATTGCGCCAATTATTACTGCAGTTAAAAGCATATTACTTCCTTTCTTAGAAGTTAAAATCGTAGAATTTTCTTGGCTCATCAGCCAATTGAAACCTAGATCCACCAGCGCTTTTCCAGCCTTTTTTACCTAAACGAATTCTGAAAACCGGATTGTCTTCATTTGAAGTGATATTCCACTTCTGTTCGTTTTGATTAGATGTGTGACCAAAGAATCCACCAGGATGAAAATCTCTTTTCCAAGGGAGAGCTTCTGTATCCATAGCACGAATTTCAATAGTTTTGTCAGAGATAACCTTTACAACTTCGTATGGTTCAACATCTGAGTAGCCTAGCATATTTGCGTATTTCATAGTATTTCCTTCCTTTTCCATTTTATAGATATATTATATCATACTTTTTAGCAATTGTAAAGGATTATTTTCACTTTTTAATACTTTTTTTTTATAAATAGTAGTCTAAGGATTTAGTAACGGAATCAATCATGAACTACAAAAACATTATAGCGTTAGCATTTGGATTAACGCTTCTGTCAAACACTGCTTTAGCTCAGACTACAAGCAATGTGAACACAGACTCAAAGTCAAATTCGACTGTAAACACAGATGCGAATTCTAGGACTATTGTTATCTCACCGCCACCTTCGGCTATCTCGCCAAGTGTTGGCTCATCATCATCAGATTTGTGTACCGTTGGAGTTTCGGCCGCTGTGCAAACTCAGATCCTTGGAATATCTACAGGGGAAATGGTAAGAGACGAAAACTGTGAAAGGTTAAAAATAAGTAAAACACTATATGATATGGGAATGAAAGTGGCTGCAGTATCTGTATTGTGCCAAGACCGTAGAGTATATAATGCAATGGAAATGGCAGGAACACCTTGTCCATATCTTGGTGAAATTGGTGATAAAGCCACCGACGGTTGGAAAGCAAATCCAGATCGTATTCCACCTGTAGAAGTAATGGAGACAAAAAAGGATGTTCAAAAAAGAAATGGGGCGGTTGCTGCTGGCATTAGCGGGCTTGCTCTTCTTCTCCTCTTATTGTAACGCACAAGTATCTACAAACCCTAATACAGGTCAGTCAGGCGATATCTTAGTATTAGGAAATGGATGGACTGGTACTATCAGTCAGTGTACTCACAACGTTAATTGTTGGGCAGGAAGCACAGATACTGGTGATATTCATCACGGTTATGACTCATCACAAGGTAACGGTAACACCTATTATTGGAGTGGTACACAACAAACTCTTACAAATACAATTGCAATAAACACGGCCCTTGCAGCTGCAGGTATACAAGTCGATGGATTTGATTATGAGTGGGTTTATAAAAATGGTAATGCAAACTGGTTTTCTGGTCAGCCTGGTGGTGGTGGAGTAGATCCTCTTGAAATTGTTGTCAATGTATATGACTCTAATGGAAATTTGTTTAAAAGTTACAAGTATGATTATGGGCAAAATTTTGCAAGCTGGACAACTGCAACTGGAACAGAAACATTTGGTACAAACTATTTAAGCCCTACATATTTTGGAAATGTAGAAGTACAAGTTACTGCACAAGATATTGCTAATCAAGCTGGTTACTGGGGACCTGAATTCAGAGCAGATCAATCACGCCTTTATGTAAACTATTCTGTTAATCCTTGTCATAGTAATCCATTGCATGATCCAGCTTGTCCAGGATATGCTAATGCTTTATTTCAACAACAATGTACTTCAAATCCTTTATTTGATGCTAGCTGTCCTGGCTATGCTAATGCTTATTTTACTCAACAATGTAATATAAATCAATTATATGATCAGGCTTGTCCTGGCTATGCTAATGCTTATTTAACGCAGCAATGTTCTATAGATCCATTATACGATTCTAGTTGTCCAGGCTACTCAACAGCATATCAGAATCAGCAGTGTACTAATGATCCCACATCTGATCCTTCTTGTCCTGATTACTATATTGCAATGTGTAAAGCAGATGCTTTATTTGATATGGGTTGTATTGGATATGATACAGCTTACTTTGATCAGCAATGTAGCTTAGATGCTCAGTATGATCAAACTTGTCCTGGCTATGTAGATCTTTCAGGCAATGATAGTAATGTTGCTATCTTAGATCCCATTGTTGATGATGTAATTACAGTAGAACCAGAATTAGATTTTTATGAACCAGAAATTCCTGTATACCAACCAACGTATACAGAAGAAGTAGTTGAGGTTGAACCCGAAGCAATAGAGATAGATGAATACCAACAAGTACTAGAAGACGATATCGAACGTGAAATAGCTGAACTAGAAAACGAAGGCGATGCTATGAACATGGAAGATGATATTGAACAAGAAATAGCTCAATTGGAAGATTCTACATCCTCGGAAAATGACTTTGACGATCCCACAAATACAGGTGGTAAAGAAGTTATGGAGGATGACATTGAAAAAGAAATCGCGGAATTGGAACAAGAATCGGATACCAACGAAGGGGACTCAGAGTCGACACTCGAGGATGGAGTACAAGTCGCCGATAGTGATGCTAGGCCCGACAATATGGACAACAGCGTCAAAAGTAGTAAACGGAAAGACGTACCAAGTCCGGATGTTAGTAAAAGACAAAAAATAAAATGGCTTATAGCTCAAAAGGCTATTGAGGCTACTAAAGAATTAGAGAACGCTGTTACTTTAGAGCAACAGATGAACATACAACGACGACTTCTGGCACTTATAAGTTTTGTACCAGATTTTAGTGATTATGGAGAAAAAGAAAATGTTAATCAAGTAAATTTCTATCCACCAAAGCCTACTGTAGATCATGCTTATGCTAGATGGTTTTTGAATGACCCAAACTTTGGAGCGATGGAGAATTTACAATATCCTAACCTAAGGTAAAAAAATGATCGATCCAATTACCGCTATCACAGCGGCTACTACTGCTTATAAGACAGTACAACGATTTGTTGCTGCAGGACAAGATTTCGAAAATACTGTCGGTCAAATGGGAAAATGGTACACAGCAGTTTCTGACTTTCGCAAAGGTCAGCAAATGCAAAAGAAACCTCCACTCTTTAAAAAGTTATTTAATGCAGGTTCAGTAGAGGAAGAAGCTCTTGCTTTACTTATGCATGAAAAGAAAATTGCAGAACAAGAAAAAGAATTAAGGACTATACTTAATTGGAGATATGGACATGGTACTTGGGATGAGCTTACTGAAATGAGACGGAAAATAGCTAAACAACGAGAACAATCCGTTTATAAACAAGCACAATTAAGAAAAGACTTTCTTGAGGCCGTTACTATAGGTGGTACAATTATGCTTCTTGTTATTACTCTTGCAGCAATAGGTTACTTAATTGGATCAGCACAGGGTAAATGGTAATGGTACATGCTTTTATGTTAGTAGTAATATTAGGCACCGGTGAATTTAGAAAAGTTCAACCAAACCCTTTATATTTTTACTCAATAGATCGGTGCCAGTATTTTGCAAAAGCTGTACCTAGGCAATATGGTAACTATAGCTACACAAGTAGAGTAGATCCAAAGGATAGAATTACTGCTTACTGTAAGCCAGTTTATATAAAAGACAACGATGGGATATATAAATAATGTTTATAATAATGCTTATATTATCCCTTGCACTCATTACATGGCTGCTTATTTGGTTAGCACTGATTGAAGATAAAATAGAAGAAAGATCTAGTTTAGAAGCTGATAATGCTACATACGAATTAGATCTAAAAATTAATGAATTAAAAGGACGTTATAAATGGCTGAAATCGAATATGGTGGAATAAAAGTTGGTGGATCTAAACTACTTCTAGTGTTACCCTTGATTGGTACATTGGGTGGTGGTCTCTGGGGAGGCTTTGAATTTTACAAAGATTATATGGATATGAAAGAACAGATCCAAAACTATGTAGCACCTGACCTATCAGAGTTTGATAAAAATCTTGCAGTAATTAGTGAAGAGATGAAAGTAACTAGAGAAGAAGTTATTATTATCCGTGATGCTATTGGTGAGCAAGTAGACTTTATGAGAGATACAAAGCACGATCTAAGAGAAGATCTGGTTCGTATGGAAAAAATCTTAGACAAGGTTGAGAATGATATTGACAAAGTAGAAGATGAAGCACAAGAACTAATGGATAGATCTAAAACTGATACTCGCAATATGATTGACGACGCAAATAATCGTTTCAATGATAAAGTAACTGGTATGGAAGGTTACGTTAAAAGAGAAGTTCAAAATCTAGAAGATCGTATGAATAGCAAACTAACAAAAGCATTAGATAATCCATTAGCAAATAGGTAACAACCAACGGGAGGAGATACGTAAATGCCCCCTAGAAATAATAAGACTTGGAATAAAACGCCTAACGTAGAATATATTAGTAGTGAATGCTATAACAATCAAAAAATATTTGAAGCTGAACAACGTGAAATCTTTTCTAAAGTTTGGGTTCCTATGTGTCACATCTCTGAAATGTATAATAAATTTCAGTTTAGAACAACACAAATTGCAGGCCAAAATGTTATTGCGTGGAATACTGGAGATAGAGTTAAAACATACTTGAATAACGGTCCACAGCAACCTTCTGGTAAAGTATGGAATGATGATACTTTTGGTAAAGAGTTACACTGTGAAGTAAAACATGGTGGAATGGTATGGGTAACATTAGATCCTAATCCAACTATGTCAGTTGAGGAATGGACTTGTGGAGCTTTTGATTGTATTGCAGATGCTATTGATACAGAAGAAATGGAAGTGTTCCATTATCATAAAGCTATTATAGACACCAACTACAAGCTTTGGCATGATACTAATAGCGAATTCTATCATGACTTTATGCATTACTTTAATAGAGTAAGTGGATTCAACGATGAATACTTTGCTAGAAAGAATATTCCTTTTGATAATGGTCATGTTAACGTGTCTAGCTTTACTGTTAACTATGAAGAGTATGCAGGATTTGAAGATCGCGGGGAATTATCTTTTCCCAATCTGCCGCCCAACCAGTGGTACATGGTTGACCTCTTCCCAGGTTTCAATTTCAACTTACGGGGTTCCGCATATCGTTCAGACTCAGTAACTCCTCTTGGGCCTAATAAAGTTCTTATTGAATTTAGAGGTTATGGTCTACGTAAAGATACTAAAGAAGAAAGATTGACTCGTATTAAACATCATAATTCTATCTGGGGACCATTTGGTCGTAACCTACATGAAGATTTAATTGGTGTTGCAGGGCAAGGTACTACAATGAGAGAAGGTACTGAAACTAGACGTATTCTACATGGCAGACATGAAAATGGCACAATCCACGATGAAGTAGGAATGCGCCATTATTATAAAGCTTGGGGAGATATGTTAGGAGTAAATCCTGAACAACCTCTAGCTGCTTAGATTAAAGCAACTGCTTCTTCAGTAGTTTCATTTACTCTACGAATCCAGCCTCTACCAAATGTTTCAAAGGTACTGAGTTGTTCGTAGTAACTTATCCGGCCGGATTGGTATTCTTCAATCATTCCTTGTAGACCTACTTCTTCTACGTAGTTATACACAGCTTTTAGAGTGTTAGGACCAATCCCGCCATCTACTGTAGTACCAATCATAGATTGTAGATACTTAGCAGCACGGCCAGGACCTGCATTTACTGCAAAATCAAATACGCATAAGTCTAGGCCACTAGGTAGATCATTACCTTTTACACGACCCCAGTAGTTTTTCTCGTAGATTGGAGCAACGTCTTCTACTGTTAAATCTACCATATCTTTTGTACCGCCCCATTCTTCGTAAACACGTTTGGTTACTCCTAGGTTGGTTTCCCCTCCTGGATCTTTAGGGTGGTTAACATATCCACCTTCGTGGTGGAGAATTAGTTCTAGACATTTATCGTAGTTTTCTGCTGCCATTTTTATGTTTCCTGCTTTGTTGTTATCGGTGGTAAGCTATTAATATTATATCCTTCGCCGTTTCCTAGCACACATGCTTGATCAGGGCTATTCACTTCAATTAAA